AATAGTTGCCTGTCGGCAGATGGCCTTGATCGCAGCCGGGGCCGCAGCCAACATTTCCCGCAGGACCTTGTTGGCGACGTCGCCCAGCAAGAGGGGGAAGTCGCTGGTGGAGTGGAGGGCGCGGTCAATCACGGTGGTGTCACTCCAACCAATGGTTTCGAATCCCCGGACCAGCAGGATTTCCCGTGCGAGGTCCGCCACGCGACGATTGATGTACGGGCGCGCCGCTTCGCCGGGCTTGTGCGTGTGATTGACCCGGACGTACAGCGCGTCTGCCATCGCGTTGCGGAGGAAACCCGGATCGTCATAGCCAGTAGTCCCGACGTGAGCCGGGTGCGCCGTCCGGATCGACGGGCCGTTGCGCTTCCTCAGGTGCTCGAAGGCCTCGAGCCGGGCCTCCTCGGGCGAAACGTTGCGCTCCACCATGCTGGTGACCTGCTCGGCAGGCATGCCCGCCAGCTCGCCGATGGAGCGGACTTCGTTTGCGTGGTTCTGTTCGGTCGGATTATCCATAGTGCCTCCTCTTACCTTCGCCGCCGGGTCCGCAGGGATGGCGACGAAGGAGATTTCTTTCGGTGTCCACCGCGTGGCGGTGATAATGCGCGTGCCATTGGTGGGGTCCTTGTCCACGCGCTTCTGGTTAATGAGGTAGCCGACCGAGACGGACTTGATGATGCCGTCGCGGACGTCGGCCATGATGCTGGCGGCGCGCTCGCTGAACCGGATCATGGCGGTTCCACGCTGGCCGTCCACCTGGGCAGTCTCTACCACGCCGAGGATGCTGTTCACGTCGAACCGGTCGTGGCTGTTGAGCACCGGCCCGCCGATGAGTTGGGTCAGATCAACGGCCTCCGGCGCAAGATCAAGGCGCTCTTCGTATGGACCGTCAAAGTCGAACCGGCGAACCGGTGCGCCGGAAGAAAAGACTACCGAGACAGTGCGGGCCTCGGGGTTGAACGATTGCGGCTGGAAGACCGCAGAACGATGCAGCCATTCGGTCACGATTTTTCCTCCTTTACTTGTGGGGCAGGGTTGCCTTGCTGAGAAACTTTTCTGGGATCGGAATCGAGCACTAGGCCGAGCTTGTCACTGGCGGTATTGCCAGAGGCAATCTGTGCGTCCACCTCGGCCAGGTCATAGCCAAGGGAAGCAACCGCCATCTCGCGCGATATGAGGCCGGCGCGGATGGCTCGCACCATCGCGTCCACTTCACGCTGCGGGTCGGTCATCTGCATCGCAGGCGGTGCCCAGGAAATGTTCTCCAGGTACGCCCGAATGCCGCCTTCCGGCAGAGGCAGCGAGTTGCGCAGAACCTCCAGCTCAATCCAGCGTCGGAACACCGGGCGACAGAACAAATGGATGAACTGCCACTGGAGTGCTTCAATGTATTTGCGGAACTCGATCAGGCCGACCCTGGCCGAGGAGTAGCTGGTGTCCGAGAGATCGCCACTGAGCACGTTGTAGGGAAGGCCGAGGCCGCTGGCGATGAGCCGCAGTTGTGTCTTGGCGAAGTCGGAATAGCCGGTAGTCTCCGGCGGGTCTGAAAACTCCAGCGATTCGCCCGGTGATAATCGCTGGATCGTTCCCGGCTCCAGGCTGGCGGTCCAGGTTCCGTCCTCCGCTTTGGCTGCACCGAGCGGGTTGTCGCCGGGTGTCGTGATGAAGCCGGTCAACAATGCGCCAGTTTTCTGCTTCACCAGCGTCGCACGGTCGAACTGGTCCAGGTCGTTCAGCCTTTGCATGATGGGCAATAACGCCGAGATTCCGCGAACCTGTCCTGGAAGCAGTGGCCGGAAGACCTGGATGATTTCGCTGGTTGGAATGCGCTGGCTTCGCGGGAGACGGACGAGATCGCCGGGATGCCATTCGTAGACGTAGTAAGCGGTGCGGCGACCCGCGCTGTTGAATTCCACGCCAGCGATCACGTTGTCGCGGGTGACCGTCGTGTCGATGAACTCGGCAGGCAGGAGCTGGAGGCGCAGCGAGCCATCCTCTCCCACAAGCAACCGAACGAAGCACTCGCCGTCAACGAACATGAGCCGGGCCGCAAGTGCCTGCAGCACATACAGGCTTAGCAACCCGTCGGCGTCTGCGATTTCGCACCAGGCATTCCACGCACGGAGCAACCTCTGCTTCAGTGAGGCATCCTCGATCTTCGGTAACAGGGTAATTCCCGTGCCAACCACGTTGTCCACAAATGCCTGCACTGCCCGGGCTGCAACCGCGCTGCTCACCGCCAAATACCGTGCGCGGTTGCGGATCGCTGGATTGGGTGCCACGCGGGAGTAATCCGGCACCGGTTCGGTCCACAGACCGACATTGCGGCGCTCGCGGGGCAGGTCGGGTGCGGAGCGTACCGCTCCCCTCCGCTCCGACGAGCGGTTTCTAAATAACCAGTTGAGCATGGAATCTATACCGCGACCGGTTTGTGTTCGCGGACCCAAGGACCGCCGACAAATTGATCCTGATCGTTTCGTACTCGCCGCGTCGTTCGGCTTGCGTCGTGGAGACGACGTATATCGAATGCTCCATTGAGCGGTCGTAGGTAATGAATGCGCCGGCGGTTGCCGACTCCAACGTAGTTGCCTGCGGAGGCAATCCTCACGGCAATCCTGGGACGCACTTGGCCTCGGAGAAAACCATCGGAGTCGTAGACCTCGACTTCCTGGTTCTGCCCATTCAGGATTTCTTCTAATTGCCCTCCCGCGAATTGCATTTGAGTACACTTGTCCCCAGCCGTCCGGTACGAAGCCCCAGACATGGCTGGTAGAGGACGCTCTCGACTACGCGTTGCCCTTCCGCCGCTGCTCCGGTTTCTCAATCGCGGCTAGCTTCGCCTGGACCTCGCGGACGTATGCAGAATCGTTTATGAACACGCCCATGTCGCGACTGAACAGCTTGTCCTTCTTAGGAACCAAGTTGCCGAGATCTTCGCGCCCCAAATACGTGTGAACCGAATGGCCGATGAGCCTGTCCATCGCCGGAGGCCCGTATAGAGTCTCCACATTCTGTAGTGCGTCCTCTCCAGGAACAAAAGAGACATCAAACATGTCCATCTTCACATCGCGCTCAGGCATCTCGTGCCTGGCGTACCATTGCTGAGCGCCGTGAACGTGACAGCTTTTTGCGATCAAGCCCGCTCGTTCCGCCGTAAGCCCCAAGAGGACCAACCGCTGCATAATCAGTAGGCGGACGATATCCTCAAAGGTGTACAGACGCCACCCCTGCCGCCGCGCTTCCCTGACCTGTTTCGCGGCCTTGACGAGTTCTGGCGATGGTTTCCGGCCAAATTTCGAAGCCCCTCCAACAAATTCGGGTAGGTGTTCGCTGAGCGGAATGTAGAGCCCCCGCAGGTGCCACTGGCGCAAGGTCACCGCCTTGATGCCGGCGACTTCGCATACCGTGGATGCTCTGTAAAGTTTGGGTTCGCCCATCACATACCTGCCGATTCGTTACAAGTGTAGCGCTTTTCTGGGAACGTGTCAAGTGTATTGTTTTATGTTTTACCTGGGAATTTGCTGACGAGTAAAAAGGTGTGGTGAGAACGGTTTTACTCCACGTCTCTGACTCTGGTGTTGGCTGCGGCGCGCATGGGGGATCTCAATTTGGAAAGTTCGCGTTGACGGGTAGGATAAGCACAAAGACCTTGACATAAACTTCACGCAAACTTGACACGCCGCCCACGTTGGGGAGCTATAATCTGCTCCATGAGCATTTTGCGCCAGAGGGTGAGAAGCAATCGGAGGCTCATTGTCCTGTTCGTGTTGATCGTTTTGGTCCCCTCGGTTTTTGTTGGCTACGTCAGCATTCGGGCGATTCGCACAGAAGGAATGCGCCAGCAGTTTCAAAAGGGGGAGCGGCAGCGCTCGCTGGTTCGAATGTTGGATGCAGACCTCAGAGACTGGTTGTTTTCTTTTCCGGGCGGTGCGAGTTCTCAGGCGATCTTGAAATTCCAGATTGACGGTGATCGGATCAGCTTTCCTGATCTTGCGCTCACCCTTCCTGCGGACCGGACGAAATCACCCCTTCCATTTTCGACAGGCAGAGCCAAGGTGGACCCGCAGTTGCTTCACTCGGCCGAAGATATTTACTACCCGCGAATTCAGGCGCTTTTGAGCGATCTCAAAGCGGGCCTCAGCACTGGTATGCAGTATTTTAACCATTTTCGCCGGATCAAGGCGTTAATCGTCCTGTTGCCCGATAGGCACGATGGCTATGTCTTGGATGAGCAGCGGTTGATTGAGCATGCCAACCAACGGCTGGGCGAGTTATCCGCTCCGGAAGGGTATCGAGGTGAAATTTTTGTGGAAGGTCCGGGCGACTACAGCACTACGTCCGGAGAGGGCTTGACTCTGGCCAACTTCCCGTTGCTTCGAGCCGTCTTCATGCGCGAGCAGTCTTCTTGGAGCGCATTCGATTTTCGGAACCACTCTCCCGTGTACTCCGCGATACTGGTGGGGATCGTTGCCGTTCTTGGGGTGGTGTTTCTCTACCGTGCGGTGTCGCAGGAATTGGCCGCCACGCAGCTCAAGGCCGACTTTGTTTCGGCGGTCTCGCATGAATTTCGCACTCCGTTAAGTTCCATCCTGGCCTTGTCGGAGCGCCTGGAAGGCGGACGAGTTACCGAAGGCCAAAGGCTCCTCGAGTACCATCGCCGCATCCGGCAAGAGGCGTACCGGCTGAGTCTCCTGGTGAACAAGTTGCTCGACTTTGCTCAAATCGAGGGGGGCAGGAAGGAGTTTCAGATAGGCCACTCGAACCTGTGTCTCATTGCGCAAGAAACCGTCCGCGTTTTTCAGGATTTGGATGGCGGCTCTCGCATTCAACTGCAAGAATGCGTTCGACTGCAACAATGCATTTCCAACGGACGGGCGCCGGTGCTTGCAGACAAAATTGCCGTGGCCCATTGTGTGCAAAACCTGATCGAGAATGCGCTCAAGTATTCCCCGCCTGGTTCTCCTGTAACCGTCCGCTGCGGGAGTGAAAATGGAACTTGCTTCGTTGAGGTGGGCGATGAGGGAGTCGGCATTCCGGTGTCCGAACAAGGAAAGATCTTCGAGAAATTCTATCGGAGCCAGAATGTCCAGTCTTTGAATGTTCCTGGAACAGGGATCGGA